GCCCGCTTCAAGGCGAGTGGCGCTTTCCACAAACTCCCTTCCGCCACCCAGCATCGCTGAAGAAACTTCGCATCCTCGGGGTTCTTGAAGAAGGAACCAAAGTCAAGGGTCTTATCCTCATTGGTATAAACAAAACCAACATGACGAAGAACAGCAGCGAACCGCTCCGGGTCGAAAGCCCTCCGGCCAGCCGCAGTCATGCCGCCAGCGTGGTCGTCGCCCAAGACTACCAGATTTACATTCTCCCGGAAGCCTTTTCCAGTCACAAAGTACCAGGCAATACACAACACAAGCCAAACCGCCACACCGTTGAGCAAGTCGGTGGAAATAACGCCAGACAGCATTGACTGCCACATCCACATGGCGAAGCCATCAATGTGGAGGACGCAGTGGCAGTACGCCATGATTACCATCGCCAGCATCAATCTGTCCTCTGACTTCCACCCCATTCGACGGGCGATCTCAACCATCACAGGGGACAATCCGAAATTGAACGCCTCCTGCAAAAGGGTGGCATCCCAATCTCCAAAGTCTCCAAGAAACAGCTAATCATCACCGTACATACGCAAGAAGTCAATGATCCTTCCCCATTGGGCAGGGTCAGCGGAATTTACCCCGATAGCCTAGCTGGTACGCTCCGGTCCAAGAGCGAGGAAGGTCAGCAACAACGGGTAAACGTACATTCGTTGTACAATGAGCTGCGCAAACGGATAGGGATTAAAGTGCCTGGTTTTTCCGTCCACGATTTTCTCCAACGGACGGAGCTCGTTCTTGAGGGCAGACACAACGTCCGGGGCCTCCCAACTCTTGCACCGCTACAAGCATACAAGGATAAGATCCACAGCTTTGCGCAGCTCCGGTTTAAGAGTCTTTGTCGATGCATCAACCCACTAGCTCTTCAAGCCCCCCATCCCACTGGATTTATTAAGGTTCATGGCTGGGACTCCTTTCTCTTTCGAGCCAAAGACCGCCTCCTCTGGCGTCAACGGACCTTCCAGAGCACCTTCGATTTTGGTGGGGAACTTCGACAAGTACTCAGCCACGGCGACGTCCCACGCCCCTTTACCAAAGGAGCCAAACCCACCGGGTTTCAACTTGTACGCCTGCGGGTCCACATACTTTTGGTCGTAGGTAACGAAGCCCCGAGATGCCGGGACAGCATAAACACCCTCAACATACCGCGCCACGAACTCTCGCAGTTTGGTGTCAACGGTAAGCGGGTTACGCTCCCAACGCCATTTGTACGTAGCTCGGCGACCAGTGTCACCAAGAGGGGTGGCCTCAGGGAACTCCGTGAGTTGACTGGCCCATGACCTCGGGTGTGGCTACACTCCCGTGACAGATGAAGGATTGAGGACCACCTAAAAAGTGGGGACATATGTTTCCACTTTGGCCAACATC